CCTGTCTGTAGTATATAGAACAATATTAGCAATTACAACCTGTTTTACCAGCAGGCATCGCTTTATTAGGCAGGTAGTTAAAGTTTGTGTAACTCATCGTAAACCCAAACTTAGACGAACCAAACGCAGCTTGATCAAGGTCAATAGTTACCGATTGACCTTTTTCAATATTCAACGCGCCATTACCTAGCGTCATTTCTGGTACGTCAAGCACAAAACCTGCATTAGCGCGTGCGCAAATCAAGTCCATACCGACAGTACAGTTACAACGAATAGCCTCAAGTGCAGCTGTGCTTACAAAGTAAGTAGTAATCGAGCCTGTTGCTTCAAAGTCACCAGCTGCCGCGCCGACAGAACCTAATACACCTTGCGCTGATTCCATCGTCAAGTTATTGTTGACGTTGATCGTACCATTTTTAATAAAGCCGTGAATCGCCGACGGGTTGACTAGTCCAGCTTTCTGCACTGCAAGTCGCTGACGTACAATATCAGTAACAGTACTAATAGCTGCGCCTGAATATTCAGGATAGTTAGTCGCAAACTGAGCAGCGTGTTCAGCGTCAGTATACGTCTGCGTGTAACCGTCCATACAGTTGTATGTAAAGTCGCAAGTAACAAAACTCTTTTCGTCAAGGTTAATAGCCATTTCCGCAGGAATACAGCCAGTGTATAGCTCGCGAATATGCTTATTATCATCGCCTTTACCGAAGTAGCGCGCATGACTAAACGAAATAGTAGTATCACCATCAAATACAAATGAGCCGATGAAAAGCTCGACATTTGTAGCAGTTACCGCTGACGTACCAATTGCGCGAGTCGTAGTGTCAAAAGTAAGAACTAGACCAGCGATAGCAGAAATACGCGCATAGAAAGGCTCAGTCGAAGCAAAGAATGCGTTATCACCTCCTACATGCACCCATTGCCCTACACGTAGACCAAGCGTAGACCAGTTTGTTGTTGTCGCAGTTAGCGTCACTTTGTCAGTAGCGCCTTGAAGCGATAACGATTCAGTAAATACTTTACCAACTTTAATCAATCGAGCGTCGTTAGGTAAAGCAGTTGCAACATCTAATGCTGTGCCAGCGTTTAAAACAGCTACAGGAACAGCTGTCGTAACAGCGCCAGTAACTTTAAGAGGTACGCGATCATTAACACCGTCTTGTAAAACAACAATGTCGTCAGCAGCTACTTTACCAACTAGCGTTGATGCAGCAGTAATAGTACCAGCAGCTTTCGCTGTAATAGCTACCGCAGCTGTAGATACAGCAACTGACCCATCTAAGATAGAACGAGTTGTGTACGGCTCTGTTGGCGCGTTAAACATGAACGCACATACTTGCGCGAATACGTTATCACCTGTATTATCGATATTATACCCAAAGTTGATAGTCTTATCAGTTTGAGTGCCTTTTTTAAGGCGTCGTCCCGACGTCATTACAGCACGCGCTTGAGAGTCGTAGCTGACACTCGCGTCACTGTAGGAGTTTAAGTCAAGCGGACGCCATTTCGCTGTAGCACCACTAGGCAGCGTACCGACGACCTTTTCAGGCGTCGCGTCTGTTCGCGTAATGCGGCTTTCGATGCGGTCTGGCATTTGTCATAACCTCACAGTATAGTTAAAATCAATTACGACGACAAACTTGACGCCGCTAGGGTTAGGATACTCATTTGACGTTACAGAGTCAATCTGTATGTCACACTCAGAAAACGATCTACCACTAAAATAATGTGTTATTTCAAGCGTAAGCAGGTTTGTTTCTCTGACGCGTCCTTTAGAGCAGTTAAGCTCCATAATCAGCGTTGCAAGCTGCTTACGCACGCCGCCGCTTACAGTCTTCGGCGTTAACGACGAGTTGAATTGACGAATGACGGCATAGTCTGACGGTAAATTATCGGCTTCCTCTTGCACGTCGGTATAAAAGATTACGTCAGGCGTATATCCTGTTTCTACTAACTGACGCGCATTCTGCTGCATACAGTCGTAAACTTCAAGCGCCTTTAAAGCACTAACACTGCCCACAATATAGGTCCTGTTCCGTCGGGGTCTAACGACTTAAAGCGTTGCGCGGTCACTTTGTTTACCCCATATGTGAAAACGTCGCCAATATTAATAACCATGCCCGTGACAGGCGCGATCAGTAATATGCGCAAGTTGCCTGTTATATTATGCTCAACGAACGTCGTGCCGTCGTCTGGAAATTGAACAAGCTTAATTGGCGTCTCTGTTGTAGTCTCAGTTTCAATCCAAGGCTTAGCAGGGTCTTTCGTCAAGTGTGTTTGATGCAGTACGCCGTCAACGCCCCACTTTGGAATGACTCTGTTTGCAATGTCTCGAAAGCGTGTGTAATCCATTAGCCGCGCACTCCGTATAAGTTAACGATGAATGCGTCAGGGTCGAGTAGATCAGCACGACGTAACATGTTAGTCACACCGTCCAGACGAATAGACTTTTGTACAGCGTCGTCTTGATAGTTTGTCGCGTACTCAGTTGTGATGCGGTTTACAGCGATAGTCTCAGACTTAATTTGAGCCGTCGCCAGTTTACCTTCTAAGAACTCTACACCTTGCGCTAGCATTAAAGCAGCATACAGCGTCGCGTTCTTTACAGGATAAGGTATAACGTCGTCAGCAAAGTTTTCTAAGCCTGTACGCGGAAAAGCAGACGTATCGTACACCGCTTCGCCTCTAAAATCATATTCGTTATCAATATAATCTTGCGCTGAGTTTAACCATTTGCGCGCGTCAGTCTCAGATACAAGGACGCCGCGATCAGCGGCGTACTCGATTAACTCAGCTGTTGACGCGTATAACATACGTGTCATAGGCGTTCACCTTAAGCTTTTGATGGCGGTGGAGGTGGTACAGACGACGGCGCAGCGCTAGGCGCGTCAGACGGCTTTACCACGTCAGCAGGTGGGGTTACTGTTTTGGTCGGTTCCGCTGGCGTCGTTCCTTTAGCTCCTGATAAATCAGTACTCCCGCTTTGATCAACGATTTCGCTAGTTCCAAGTGTTGCGGCTTGAGCGTCATATTCAAATACCTTTGCTTTTTTCTTGTCAGCTGCTGCGATGTATGTTGCAGGTACTTCACCCGCCACCGCGTCAAAGTTTTCAACAAGGTCATTGTTGCTGTTACGAATCACTTTACGGAAGTAAACGTTATATTCAGGATAAGCAGCTTCAATGTTGGTTACTTGTTCTTGCGTCAATTCTTTCGCGTAAAAGAACAAGAGGATTAATGCTTGTTTGCGTAATGCCATTATAGTACACTCCTAAAAGCCAGCGCGAGGCTGGCTGTGTCTAAATTATAGATCGTCAGAGCCTAGCACTTTAAGCGCTACGCCAGCAGTTTGTTTATGGTTGTTAGTCACTTGTGACCAGTTAGGTGAAGCAGCAATAGCCGCGTCAGAAGCAGAAGTAAACTTGTTAGCTTCGCCAGTAAGCTGCGCCGCGTCAAATTTATATCCGAGTACTTTAAACAGTACTGACCAGTTAGCCTGATAAGTATGCTTAATGTTTTCAAAACCAGTTGTTGTGCCGTAAGCTTCTTCGTAGTCGTCTTGCTCAGAGATACGAATAGCATTAGGACGTAAACCGAACGCCCAGTAGTTAAGCTGCTGATCAGGAGCGACGCCTGTCTCTTCCATCAAGTTAGGGTCGTCAGACGTAATGATCAATCGACCTTCCGCGTCTTGATAACCGTTAACCGTACCGAAAGTGAACAAGTGCGATACGTTGCCTAAGTTATCAAGCAATAACTCTGTACGAGCGTTTGAAGGCATAATCCACGTACTAATGCTGTTCGCTTTGTCGCCAAACTTAGCAGCCGTTAACGCAAGGTTGCGGTATGACATACTACGCTTAGTCGCGTCAGTTGCAACAGTCGCATTACGGAAAGTAGCTGGGTTTGTACCAACAGTCGCTTTCAACGCAGAGAATGCACGTTGTAAGTACTCTTCGATACGTTGAGTCGCCAGCATATCGCTGAACAACTTCGCAGCAATCGCAGGGTCGCGGTCAATCCAGTACCAAATATTTTTACTAAAGTCAAGCAGTTGTGTAGTGAAAGCAAGACGGATAGCGTTATCCATTTTGTTTTCGAGTTCTTTCAGTTCAAGCGGAGCGTTCCCGTTAGGGTCACGGCGTTTGATTAGACCGTCTACGTAAGCAAACAAGTCCCATTGCGCGATACCACCAGCAATACGGTTAACGCGTTCAGAATCAATGATAATCGCGCCACGTGAACCACCGTTCACGAGATTAAGATTATACTTAATCGACTCTACCTGCATCGTATGTACATACTGCCAGAATAGGTTTAATTTATCCATAGATAACGTTCTCTTCGTTTAATTAAGCATTTCCAGCGCTTGCGGTAGTAGCCTCAAGATACGCTTTCGTATCCGCGTCTGTCATCTTCGAGTAATCGAAGATAGCTGGTTTACCTTTCGCGTCATACCCCCAAGCAGCGGACTGACTAGGTTGTTGCGATTGTCCACCAAACTGCGGTTGACTAAAAGTGTTAACTGATTGCGACTGCTGTTGCTGTTGCTGACCACCGTTTGTAGGCATTGTGACCGTAGACGTTGGTTGTGTCAGCATAGCAGAATATTCAGGGTTTTTGCAATATGCGTCAGTGAGTTGTTCTAATGTAATTGCTTCGCCTTTTTCGTTAATGAACTTTTCAACCAGCTCACCTTTTTCGTTGTACGCAACTTCGACTTGATTCTTGATTGCTGCTGCAAAAAGTGAAGGCTGCTTGAACTTAGACGCGATTTCGTTTACGATAGAATCACGACGAGCTGACACAGCTGATTCTTGAAGTTTTGTAACGCGTTCGTTAGCAGCTTTTAACTCAGCTTCGTACTTAGCTTTAGCTGTGTTTTCTGCGTCAGCAACTTTACCCTCAGCTAATTGTTGAGCGTTTACTGCCTTAAGCTGTTCGTTTGTAGCGCGAGTCAATTGACTACGTAACTCTGTCATAGCTGGCGTATCGCCTTGCACGTCAAGTACGTACTCTTCACCTTTTTGCACATAATGTGCTTTGATGTCGTCAGGCAATGAGTTCCAAGCATCGCGTGATAGTTTTGCGTTTAGCATGTGTGTTACTCCGTTTTTGCTTTAGGTTTGGTGCGGTTATCCGCGCCTTCGATTGGGTCTGGTTTGCCCACAGTGGCGAACTTCTCGCGGAACGGTAGCTCAGCCTCGATGTCTTTCATCGCTGCTTCGTCATCGTCTAGCGTGTCGCCATATAAGCGAATAGATCGGCGAAGTTCTTTACGCGATCTAATACCCTGTTGCCACTCTTCAAGGCATAAGCGACGATGTTCTGCGCTTGTAGCAATTATACCGAACTCAGTGTTTAATACAATAGAGTTTTGCTCGGCGTCGCCTTCATAGTACTGACCAAGTAAACGCATTGCGTCTGTAAGCGCGCTCGCGACGTTGGTAGCAATATGTCCTAGGATAGAGTGATACGATTCTGCCTCAATGTTACTTTCTGTAGCTGTACGACGAACTTGACGCTGTTCGATCAATCGCGCGCCAACAGATACCATCATTTCCTCTTTCTTATCAAGCGCCTCTTTCGCAGTACTGTTCGCTTGCGCTTGTAAGATTTTAGCGTCTGAGTCTTTCTCTAACGGCATCGGTGCGCGTACACCAAAGCCTAGCTTGCCTTTAATGTTCTTATCGAACCAAGTCTGCGCCAAGCCTGTAATTACAACAGTCACCTGACCAGCAACGTAAACATGTTCTTCATAATCCGCGCTGTTAACGTAGTGCGAAATATTCAAAGCAGCAAGCTCGTCAAGCGGCGCGCTGTTTACTTGTAGTGTGTTCGCCTCAGAGCCGACAGGGAATACAGGGATATAACGTAAGTGTACACCGCGTACAACTACTGGACGATAAGCTGACCAGTTGTCGTTATTCTGAACTGAGTAGAGAAAACGAACGTAAGCAAAGCCGCGGTTATCGAGTCTATACTGAGAAAGCATCGCGATTTGTTCTGGTGTAATACCATCGTCACTAACTGACGCAGTATAAGTACGTAATACGATAGACTGCATATTGCGGCCTAGATCGTCTACGATACCATATGGCGTCTCAGTCCATGTCAATATGTTCTCAGCTTCGATGAAATCGAGCATCGGCATATCGCGTGAACCAGCACCTACGACAATCGCACCACGTCCCATCGCCACAACTTCGCGTAAAGCATAATTCGCAAACGCCTCTAAATTGTGACCTTGAGCGCTAATGCACTTAAGCAGCTTATCAGGCAAGTTGCCTTGCACAACTGTGGGTTTACGTACAAACACTTGACCTACCAAGCCTTGTTGTGTACGTTTCGTCACAGGAACGAATACAGCGCGCTGGTGATACTTAGTGTATCGCGCTTCACGTATATCAGGGTCTTCGCGTAATTCTGACGGGTCAGGTAAGTAAGTCTTACCTTTGGCTTTAACGTTATTGTTTAAGCAGTCACGAATGCGCGTGTAAGACGGCATCATGCGCACTAAGTCGGGGTGTTGATATATGTTCCCGAAATTGCGCGATACGATGTTAAATGTAAAACTATTTAAGAACATATATCATCATCCAACTAATGAGGTTAAGTCAGCAGCAAGCTTATTGCTTGCGCGTAAAACAGCGTATCGCGTCATGTCATACATGTGGTCCTCAGCTTCTGTATCTACGTCGTCAGGGTCTTTAGGGTCTGGCGGTAACGTCGGTACTAGGTCAATAAAGTGAACGTTGCGACGCATAATATAAATCGCTGGTCGTCCATTGTTTTTCTGTGCAGCAATCATACGCTCCAATAAAAGCGCTAAGCCGTTCTTACGACTTCCTTGTGATTTATCAGCGCGATACCATTCTATCCCTTCATTCTCGAACCATTCAGCGATTGTAGGGTCGTCGTCGTTAATTTTGTTAAAAATCTGACCATCCGCGTCGCCTACTTCAACTTGAGCGTTAGGATGTAACCAGAAGTTGTCATACATCTTTTGAACGCGTTCTTTCATACCTTCCGCGATAGCAGTAGCACCGATCTTTAAACCATTACCATCGCCGTCTGAGCCGTACCATTCGCTGATAAGTATTAGAGTACCTGCTGGGAATGACCGCAGATCAAATCCACCGTTACTATTAGGTATCCAAGCATCCTCGCCGTTAGTAATCGCCCACCAGCCAATAGCAAAAGGTGCGCTAGACCCCCAGTCCATCGTAGGGAATACTTCCCATCCAGCAGGAGGCGTGAAGTTGTTAATAATGTGTATATCGTCATCCCAGCACTCCTCGAACGTACCGCCACTTGCGACGTCCCAGCGTCCCTCAAGCCATGCAGCGCGTTTGTTTTTGTTAGTGATGTTACCGAGCGTCGCGATATACTGATCGGGTAATTTTTTGTTTTCTTTATAGTGTCCGAATATAGCAACGCGCGTCGTAGTATACTCGATTTCCTTATCTTCACGCGCTGAGTAGATTAATTGTGTAGCGCGTTGAATTTGTCCATATTCGTAGCCGTCAATAAAGCGTCGCTTAACCCAGCCACGACCTGCACCATATGGGTTAGTTGTTGAGAAAATTTGTAGGGGCAACTGCCCACAAGTGACGATACCTTGGGCGTTCTTTTTGCCGTCGACTTCTGGTACAAACGATGTACGGTTACATGACATCATTGCCTCGTAACAGTCCTTCGTCGGGTATTTCGTCAATTCGTTCCAGCCGATGAAAGGATACTCTTGACCGTGATAGTCGTCATAGTCTTCAAGGTTCTCCATCTTACGGATAAGTAGTTCTTCGCCAGTAGAGAAAACCCATTTATAGTCAGCTTTGTTCGAGTACCACTTAGCAGAGTCGCCGTAAATTTTACGGAACCAACGTTTAGTACGCGCCACAATATCGTCAAGGTTTTTATAGCGTCGGTCAAAGATAATGCCGCGATAGTATTCACCGTAACCTTGACCGACGTTCTTTGCGAATACCATAATCTGCACGTCAGTTTTACCACAACCACGCGTCCCGCAATAAAGCGTCTCATGCGCAGGCGAGCTAACAGCGAGTACTTGACTCGTCTTTTCAAGTGGCGTCCAAACAATATTAGGTTGACTACTCATTGATTATGCGTGCCTCGTCTTTCAGTGCGCGTTGATTGTTTACAGCGTTCTGTTCCCATTCGCTCACAGGCTGCGCGGCAGGCATCGCAATAACGTTATTCTGAATATTGAGCATTGGTTGATCAGATACCCAGCCTTTAAGCTTCGCGTAAAACTGCGCAGACTTAAGCCATAATTCGCCGTCAAACCCGTTCATCTTGTCCTGAACAGTAACTAAGAATTGTTCCTTAGTATACGTCTTGTCCATCTCAGACATGTTTTGCTTGCAGCGAATAAGCAGCTGTGTAAATTCTGGCGTCTCTGAATAGCGCATTAACTGAGTCGCTTTCTCCCAGTTGCCATCGCAAGCGCGCACAGCGTGACCGTTACGATCATGCGGATTACGGATAATCTCATGCGCGAACTGTAAAAGCACTTCGTCGCTGAATTTATCCGTCGAGAATAATGCAGGTTCATACATAATAATTACCCATAAAAATAGGAGCTTGTTAGCTCCTATCTTACATACATCAAGTTGTCATTTCAACCGATTTACACCGCTTGAGTAACTTCGCTGCCGTCAACAGCTGGGGTAGCTGGTGAAGCTGCTAGAGTCTCAGCTGTAGCTGCATCTTTCTTACGAATCGGTGACTTACGTTCAGGTGCAGTAGCAGGGTTCATCGCGAACACACGCACGCCAGCGCCTTTAGGGTCATTTTCTTTCACTTGTTGACCGCGGAAAGTCACACCGTGAGAAGCTTCGTACTTCTTAATGTACTTACTAAGTAAGTTAGACATGTTCTTCAATTGCTTACCTGCAACGTGGAACGATGGTAAGAATGTATCGTCGTCAAGACGTTCACGTTTCGCGTCAGCAAGTGCAGCGAACGGGTATTTGTCTTCACGCGGAGTACGTGCAATGTTTGCAATGTTCGGTGAACGTTTAACGTACTGAACACCTGTTTCAATTTCAAACTGTTCGCCGCCAAGTTCTACAGTATTAAGTACTGTATGGTCTGTACCGCCGAGAACTACGTCACCAGATGTAGAAACAGCAGTCGCGTTTTGATCAGCACCAAATACAGGTTGAGCAGTTTGTGCAAGTGTATCTACAGGAGCAGGAGTCGGAACAGGTGCAGCTGTAGGAGCTGGTGCAGGAGCTGGCGCTGGTTCTGGTGCAAGAGTTTCTACAGGAGCTGGTGTTGCAGCTGGTGTAGGCGCAGTTGCGTCAGCAGCCGCTAAAGTAGCGTCAACTTGATCTTGTGTGATGCCTTCAACAGCAGTCGCTGAAACGTTACCGTCTGCATCTTTTTTACGTTTGTCTAATTTTAAAAATCCGCGATCAACCAAGTCTTGAACTTCTGGATGCTGCGCACCTACAAAAATGTAAGTACCATTTACCGATGCAGCTAATGCTTGAGCGAAAACTTGAGATTGCCAGTTGCGATTTAACATATTATGTACTCCGTCTAGGGGTAGTGTTGTCTAGGTAGTGCTAACTTTATCGTAAGCTAGCGAACGTGTCAACAGTCTAATTAAAATATTTGAAGTAATAAGCGAAAATTAAGCACATCGCTAGCGCGTCAAAGATCAAAGCAATAAGCAGCCAATTAAGACGCTTAGCGAGACGTCGTGCATAAGTCTCTGATACAGAGCATGTATTACATAAAGTAGTTATAGAGCTTGCGCAAGACGTAATGCGACCATCTATAGTAGTAATGGCTGTTGCATTTGAGTTATTTGTATCAATCTGACGCAAACTCTCACGACATAGCGCCATAAGAATTTCATTTGTTGTACCTTCACCGCGTGCAACTGATTGTATCAATTTGTTGTCTTTTGTTATCTGCTGCGCTTTTTCTTCACGTTCGGCCCATTCGTCCAAGTCTTTAGCCGTCAGCTCATCTATTGAAGCAGCAGGAATAGTATTAGCCTTAATAGTCTCGTAGAACTGCTTAGCAGCGTCGCTGAGATTTACGTCTACTTTATCAACTGTCAGTCTCGATGCGTCCATTTCACCGATAAGAGGCCATGACGATTCGCCAAACATATTAAGTTCACGACTATTTATAGCGTTCTTCACGTCATCATGAAATTCAATGTCAGCAGGCGTAGCACTGCCGCCTTCAACCACATTCTTAAGTCGCGCATAATCAAACACAGCGATGCGGTCAAAACCTGTAAAACGGACAATACGCTCAAACGTATAAAAGTCGTTAAAAATAAGCATGTCGCGAAGTCTGCCGACCTGATCAGCGTGCATGTCAGAAACAAATATCGCGTTATAGATAGTCACAAGCGCCATCAAGTAATCGCCGTCAAACCCGTATAAGTCTTCAAGCTCGCCGTGATGCTCATACGTCGCCGTAAAGTTAGGTACGACTTCAAGTACTTTCTCAAAGTCGATACCAAGTTTTAAACGATCTATTCGATCAAGCATTTTTGCAGGCGATACTTGATAAGCCAATGTAATAGCTTTATCGGCACAGTCAAGGCCCATGCTCCAACGCAAGAGATTGACAGCCATAAACAGTCGGTACAGATAGCGATGATGATACTGTGCCGCGAGTACGAAAAGTTCTTTTCGTTCATCTAATTTTTCCAGCGCGTCAAGTTGACCGAAGATATGACCCGCTTGTGGGTAGTCTTTCGGCTCCAAGTATGGTTCGCATTTATTGTAAAAAATCATAGTTTAGTTCCTGCGTTAACTTCGTTAGTGTGTCGCGTCAAAAGTTCGCGTGTCATCGCGGACTTATAAGTAATCATAAACGTTTTAAGTTCGCGTAATAGTGTATTTGTGTAAAAATCGTGAGGTTTTGCCGTCTTCAAGTTGTGAAGGTTGCGCGCAATCGTGTCCATATACCAAATATGGCAAATGTCGTCTAAAGTTACGGCTGGCGCGTCTACTGAAAATAAAATCGTGTGAGCAACATCGTCAGCGCGTTTAATGTCAGCCTCGTCGTACAGATTGTAATGCTTATCTGTGAAGAAAGCAGACTTTAAACGATCAACGCCAGATAGCGTCACGTCTTGGCGCGTCAGACGATCAACCACAGGGTCAATCATTTTCAGCGCAGGCACATACACACCTGCAAACTCGTAAATGTTTTGAATTGGTCGTTCAAATTTCATGATTTTTTCTCACTGGCTAAAATAAATTGATTGATGCCCACACTTGGCTCGTTTGTGTCGGCGGTTCTTTGTCGCGGTGCTGGCTTCGTCGGTTGTTCGACTGTAGGTATAAAGTCGGGGTCGAACTGTGCGACGCGCATTAAACGG